CGGCATCCTCTCAGAACGACTGCTTAAACTCTCGAAATTAGTACCCATCAACATCATGAACCTTTTACTTAAAAGAAGATTTCCTCAATTACTCAATCCCTTTGGTGGACTATATCGCAGTCTGATCTAGCTTTTATCATGGGGAGAAACTACTTCCCTCAAGAACCCGCCTTGCACAGATATGGTGGCTAAAAGGTCGGGGATGTCTCTGCCGACCGAGTGACTTAACTCATCTACAGTCATACATTATATATACAACCCTTGCAAGCCCTAATATGTAAATATATGTAAATAAATGTATGTATCATATATGTATCATTTGCGGGCTATTTGTCTTCTATATATAGTAAGATTGGCACGTCAGTTTTCTTGGAATTAAATTAAACTTTATTTATTAAATACTTTTAGGCTATTGAAATAGGGCTTAAAACTAGGCTTATTTTACACTAGAAGTTGAGTTCAACTATTGGGATGCTCTGTGATGTATAGTGGAAGCTAAAAACCCTGAAGCAAAGATTTGTGATACATCATAGCTTGATAGGTCTAATATCTCTGTATGGGCTTATATGGGCGGTTAATAGATGTTTCACGATATGAGATAGTATTTACACCATGATAATAAGGTGGTAATTTCTGAGGAGTGTATTTTTTAATAATAGGAAGTAGAATTATGGCGGACAAAAAAGACGATAAAAAACCCAAGTTAAAGTTAGTCAGTAATAATAAAAGCAAGGCACAAATCCCAAGAGTTAAAGATCAGGCAATCACGTTTAAGCAGTCTGAATTTGCAAGGTACATAACAGAGGGGCAAACATCTAGCCAAGCGTATACGCTCGCCTATGAACCATCAGAGACTGCAACAGTTAAAAGTATTCATGAGATGGCTTGTAGAGTTTTGGCTAACGTCAAGGTTCAAGCAAAGATAAAAGCATTGCAATACATAATAGCAGAAGAGAACCGCACGAGAACGCTCAGGCGAGAGGAGTATGTATTAAAAAAGCTGACTGAAGAAGTTGAGCAAGGCGATCAAGCAAGCAATAGATTAAAGGCTCTGCATTTATTAGGACAGACAGTTCAAATGTTTGGAACAAAGATAGAAGTAGACAATAAACAAGCTGATAGAACTAGTGATGAAGTTGCAGAAGATTTAAAAGTTAAATTAGAGAAGTTATTGAGTAGTTAATTGCTTTATTTGTGCATACTTTTGGGTCATGTAGAAGTTAAAACCAACTTCTGTAGACCCCACCTACCCCCAACCACCCCCGTATAGGTCGCCCCCTCGTCACGCACTGTAGTTTATGTTGCACATAAGAATTATAAATCTAGTAAAAAACATAGGGGTGGGGGTATTTTTTAAAAAAAATAAAAATACTCTACCCATTTATATATAAAATTGTAAAAAAAAGACCAAAAGAATCTTAGGGGGTTGACTACTAGTTATAACTAGTATATTTCTTTTTATGCTGGTATAACTTACTAGTTATAACTAGTATTTTATAACTAGTTGGGAAATTCATTTGTCAAATAACGTAATAAAGTTAGACGACTACAGAAAAGATAATATCTCTTACGAAGACCTTGAAGATGACTATTGTGAAATAGAAGAATCTTTAGTTATAGGTTGGGCTGATGATGGGGATGGTGGCAAGTCTCTTCATATAATTTCTTCTGTTGATACAGACGAGTGCATTTGGATGATAGACTTAGCAAAGAAGATCGTGGAGAGCCGGCCTGCTGATAAGGTCATCGACAATGAGTGACATTTCAAATATTTTAAAAACAGCTTCTAAGAATTTAAATAGTTTTTCTCCTGACAAACAAAAAGAGATATTAGATTTAATAGAAGAACTAGAGGCAGCTAAAACAAAAGAGAAAGCTAGAAAAGAGTTTCTTCCTTTTGTTAATGCTATGTGGCCGGGCTTTATACTTGGTAGGCATCATAAGATTATGGCAGAAGCTTTCGAGCGTGTTGCCCGTGGCGAGTTAAAAAGATTAATAATCAATATGCCACCCCGTCATACTAAATCAGAGTTTGCCAGTTATTTATTTCCTGCATGGTTTTTGGGAATGTACCCAGACAAGAAAGTTATTCAGACAGCACACACTGCAGAGCTCTCAGTTGGCTTTGGTAGAAAGGTTCGTAACTTAATACAGAACGAAGACTTCCAGTCTGTGTTTCCGGGGATAGAATTATCTACCGACTCAAAGGCGGCCGGCAGATGGAACACCAACAAACGTGGAGATTACTTTGCTATAGGTGTTGGAGGGGCAGTGACAGGAAAAGGTGCTGACATTCTTATCATTGATGATCCTCATTCAGAGCAAGAAGCTACAATGGGTGAATATAACCCTGAAGTTTACAATAAAGTTTACGAGTGGTACACATCTGGACCTCGTCAAAGACTGCAACCGGGTGGTGCGATCATACTTGTGATGACAAGATGGTCTAAAAAAGATCTAACAGGACAAATTATTACTAAATCAGCAGAACGAGAAGGCTCTAATGAGTGGGAAGTTATACAGTTGCCTGCAATTATGCCATCAGGCAAGCCGTTATGGCCGGAATTTTGGAGCGGTAAAGAATTAGATGCACTAAAAGCTGAATTACCAGTGGCAAAATGGAACGCACAGTACCAACAGGACCCTACATCGGAAGAAGGTGCATTAATAAAGCGTGAATGGTGGCAGGAGTGGACTAAAAAAGATTTACCACCATGTGATTCAATAATTCAATCATGGGACACAGCCTTCTTAAAAACGCAAAGAGCGGATTATAGTGCTTGTACAACGTGGGGAGTGTTTCATGAGCCTAATCTTGAAGGGATTATGCAACCAAACCTAATATTGCTTGATGCATACAAGGAAAAACTAGAGTTTCCAGAATTAAAACGTGCGGCATACGACAAATACTGGGAATTTGAGCCAGATCAGATGATTGTTGAGGCAAAAGCAGCAGGATCACCTTTGATTTTTGAACTTAGGGCTATGGGAATCCCAGTTACAGAGTTTACACCGAGCCGTGGACAAGATAAGATAGCTAGAGTTAATGGCGTAACAGATTTGTTTGCTAGTGGTGTTGTTTGGCACCCACCAACAAGATGGGCAGAAGAAGTTATAGAAGAATGTGCAGCGTTTCCAGCAGGTGACCACGATGACTTGGTTGACTCGACTACGCAAGCGCTGTTAAGATTCCGACAAGGCGGTTGGATTAGAACAACTATGGATGACTGGGATGACGAACCTAAATACAGAAGACCAGTCGAGTATTATTAGGGAAAATTGAAACATGGCTATTGAAAAACCAATGACACCAATGATTAGAGATGAGGATGAAATAGCATCCACTGAAATAGACATTGAAATAGTTAATCCAGACTCTGTATCAGTTGAAACAGAAGATGGTGGTATGATTATAGATTTTACTGGAGATGAAGTAGAAGATATAATGAATCAAGGCTTTGATGAAAATTTAGCGGATCAAATAGATGAAGGCGATCTGCAATCTATGGCAAGTGAATTGATGTCAAACTTTGATTCTGACAGGCAATCAAGAAGTGAATGGGCAAAGAGCTATGTTAAGGGCTTAGATCTTTTAGGAATGAAGATTGAAGAAAGACAGCAGCCTTGGGCTGGAGCTTCTGGTGTTTTCCATCCAATACTTACAGAATCAATCGTAAGATTCCAAGCTCAAGCCATGGGAGAGATATACCCAGCATCAGGGCCTGTAAGAACAAAGATACTTGGCAAGATGTCTGTTGAAAAAACGGAACAAGCCAAACGAGTTGAGAATGAAATGAATTATCTTCTTACAGAGGAGATGACAGAGTACAGAGATGAGACTGAACAGATGCTTTTTAAGTTGCCTCTTGCAGGTTCAGCTTTTAAGAAAGTTTATTATGACCCAATAATGGAAAGACCTTGTGCAATGTTTGTACCTGCAGAAGACTTTGTGGTTTCCTATGGAGCGTCAGATCTTATGACATGTGAAAGATACACTCATGTTATGAAGAAATCAGCTAATGATATATTAAAATTACAAAACAATGGATTCTATCGTGACATAGATCTTCCTGAACCAGAGCCTGATTACTCTGATATACAAGAAAAATATGATGATTTGGATGGAGAAACAGCTACAATAGAAGATGACGATAGGCATACTCTTTTAGAAATGCATGTTGACATGGAGTTGCCAGAACCTTTTGAAGAAGAAGACGGTATAGCTAGGCCATACGTTGTAACTATAGACAAGTCATCAAGAGAGATATTATCCATAAGAAGGAATTATTACGAAGATGACAAAAAGAAAAAGAAAAGACAATACTTCGTCCACTACAGGTATCTCCCCGGGTTGGGCTTTTACGGTACAGGACTTATACACCTCATCGGAGGACTTGCAAAAAGTGCAACCTCAATTCTCAGACAAC